TAATAAATAATATAAAAATATTTTAACTTATATGATAACAAATTAATGAATACTTTCAATCGAATCATACAATATGAGATAAATGATTCAGGAAAAATATTCGATTGTGGAAATACAAAAAACGACATTAATCAATTTCTAGATACTTGGCGTGATATTCGTGAAAATGAACTCAATGGAATTAACGTAATGAAATCTTTATTAAAATCATTCATTTATACTTACATAACATCATCGTATAATACATTTGCAATTAAAACAAAATATGAATTATTAAATGATATTCAAACCAATGTGTTTTTTACCAATGAATCGAAAGAAATTTTTTTCGATATTTTTTCAAAAACACAAAGAACATATTTAGCTTTATGTAAGTTTGCTTATCTATATAAATATAAAAAAGCTAAAATACAAATAGACAATGATATGTATTTAAATCCTATCGAAGCAACTGATAAATATACAATTACCATATTACAAAACAATAATAAATATTTATTTACCTATACCGATTTGATAAATATAATTCATACTGCTATTGGGCATTCCGATTATTTTTTTGCGAATCCATTAGAAGTGAAAAACCCGTATAATAATATTCCGTTTAGTTATTCAACTTTATGTAATATTTATTTTTTTATTCGTAATACAAAACCAATAGTGCCCGAATTATTTCATAAATTTTTTCTATGTAATTTTGATTTGGAATGGTTTCAATTAGAAAATGAATCAATATTACGAGATTATACAATCAAGTCATATATGAAAAATACTTCGGCTCAAACCATTTCATCAAATATAAGAAATATGTTGAAAAGTAATGTATTATGTAAAAGATTGATTATTCATAGGGATTTTCCTACAGAAATATTGAATGAAATATTTAAACCTTATTTATATGTATATTTATTAAGTCTCTATTCATATGACCGTAATATAAAACGCCATAATTATTATATTATAAACGAAAAATTAAAAAAATTTTATAGACATAACAAATTATTTGGTAGAAAAGTATATAAGAAACAATATTGTTTTACTAATTTTGGCAAATCTACATATGTATCTGAATTTAATACAAAATATTTACCATTTGTATGTAAATCTATAATTGCAGAACCAAAACCGACTGTCTTCAGTGATACTGAAAGCGATGATGAAAATGAATCTATATATGATTATAAAAGTGAGGATGAAGAAGATACCGAAAGAAGCGAAATTAATGAAGATGACGATTCCATATATCATAGTGATGAGTATAATGGTGATGAGGTTAATGGTGATGAGGTTAATGGTGACGTGAATAGCGAAGAAACACTCGAAACCAGTGATACAACGTCGAATGAATCAAGATAATTTATTGTAATTACTATTGTATATTATTAATTACAATTGTATTCTTACCATATATGCTTTGTATGATTTAGAAACTAACAAAAAATATTATGAATATATATTATAATGTCTTTTTATCAGCCGACATTAACACCTCAGCAAAAAACAGATATCACAAATTATGTCAATATGTATAGAGCAAAACACCAGGCACCACCTATGTTATGGGACGACTCAATTTCTACATTTGCACAACAATGGTCTTATCATATGGTAACCACTGGTTCTCTCACACATAGCGGAAGTAAGACCTATGGTGAAAATATAGCAATGTTACAAGGGTATGGTGATGATATTGTTTCATTAATCAAGAAGAGTATTGATCTATGGTATAACGAAGTATCTTTATATGATTTTACTAAACCAGGATTTTCAAGTACGACTGGTCATTTCACGTGTTTAGTATGGAAATCGAGCAGTAAATTTGGTATGGGTATTTCTATGAATAATTCAAATAACTCGGCATATATTTCGTTTAATACTTCACCGCCAGGTAATTATATAACAGAATTTGCACAAAATGTTTTACCTACTCTTACTCCGACCCCTACTCCGACCCCTACTCCGACCCCTACTCCGACCCCTACTCCGACCCCTACTCCGACCCCTACAGTAAATACCAGGTCGAATGTAGTAAGTGAATTATATAGACTCATCAGAGCCATCAATCTGAATTATTCCAAAGATGTGGTTATCGGTGCCCTAACAAATATTTTGAATGAAGTAAAGTCTGCTCAAAATTTTTAGAATATTACACCTTTTACATATCAATAATTCTGCCAATGGCAGAATTGTCGAATATAAATCGGCAATTGAAAGGTTAAAATGTGTATTTACAACTGTAATATGCTGTAATTTCATATGAAATATTTTAGTATTTTTTATATTATTACCTATATATAAAAAATATGATACAATATTGTCTATCTATGTTACGATGGTTATTGGGTATCAAGCCAATGATAGAACCATCTACCCATATAATTACAGAACCACCAATAGAAGAACCTGATCCCCTAACAATATGTCAATTATGTTCTCAAAAAGAATATTTGGTAACATTGAATTGTAAGCATATTATATGCTATGGATGTCTGGAAACACAAAAATTATATACAATGAAACCTTGTTTTATTTGTGAAGATAAAAACTGGTCAAAACCACCCTATTCTTTTTTCTAACGACATTGTATAAGAAATGGATACAAATATTTTTGGCGAACCTTCATTTTATGCTCATATCATAAGTGGTATCTTTATGTTTATAGCAATGATTATAATGATTATGAACTATTCGAAAATAAAATCGTTGGATTCTTACCGTTTTCTTATATTGATTATGTTATTATCTGTTTCGATAGGAATTCACGGAATATCACATTTGGGATTAGAAACTATATACGGATATACACCGTTGAACATTATAATCCGTAGAAAGTACGGCTAGTGTTCAATGACACCAAAACATTGAATACAACTGATACAACTATGAATACAACTATGCAGTAAAATGTTTAGAATAATATGTATAATTATATAATATGGGACTTTGTGTATGTGTAGGAGCGTGTGTTTGCGGTGCAGTTGCATTTATGATGTCATATGTTACATATAATAATCTAGAAGAATTAGAAAATAGGTGTATTGCTAACCAGTGTAACAAGGATACAATAGATAAAGAAACGACAGGTAAGAATAAAAAATAAATATCAATCAATAAAAAATTTTATTGTTTGATATACGTAATAATGCTTTCGATAAATATCATAGTTGTATGTCACATTTATCATTGTTATAATTATATACCATACATTTATCGAACGTCCAGCTCGACATTAATTTTTCTTCATTGGGTATTGAATTGCCTTGGTATAATTGAACGATATCAAAGGGTGGTTTTTGATAAGGAATAGTAAAATTTTCATAGGAAGATGTAAATATTTTGGATACATATGTTTCTACATGATTCATCGTATATTTGAAGAATTCACTGGTAGCATTATTTTGTTTTCCCGAATATTTATTACAGGCATCATAAGCCACCGCAGTGACCAATACCACTTTTTCGTGTTTATCAGTCATTATATTGTGAAAATATTCATTGAAGTATAGAGTATGGACGGTATTGATGATTTTATCAGTGGGGGTAATATAGGGTGCTTGTAACGTTTTATAATTAGGCAGTAAATTTTTGGTAAAGAGTAAGAAACATACTAATCGATGTAGCATTTTTTTATCGTTTATTGGTCGGGTTATTATTATGCTTTATGAATAATAATAATTTTCAATTTTTTTACAACGTATTAAGGAATCACATACGTCATATGAATACCTTTCTCTTCAAAATCATTATATTGATAGAATCCGGATAATTCGGGACTACACACCAAAGTACATTTATAGCAGTTTTTCTCTAAAGCTTGATATTTCGCATAATCTAATAAGCTACTACCAATTTTGTGTTTTCGATAATTCGTATCCACGACTACATCCTCTATATGAGCATACATCGCTAGGTTATTGATGAATTTTTGTTCATATATCACAGTGATACTACCGATGATTTTATTATCAATTCTGGCGACATAAATTTCGCTATTTGTGAATATTTTATCATAGATTTGACAAAATGTATCATACGTAATATCGGTATCAATCGGTCTAAATTGTCGCATCAAATCGAGATAGTTTTGAAAATCGGTCTTTACTAATTTATTGATTTCCATTCAAGATATATATTGATGGAGATTTTTACCACTTGGTTTTCTTAACATTTATTTGTTGTGTGTTACGTTTTTTACCTTTATTCGGGTCATATGCTTCGTCTTCATCATCGGAACCCATACCTTTCGATATTTCCCAGAACTCTTTGGAACCCAACTTGAAATCGGGGTGATTTTCAGCTCTATACCAGAAAATTTGGTCGGTTAATTTATTCGATTTCGCATTATTGTTAATCACTAAACATTCATAGTTCTCGGTGGTTTGGTCCATCACAGCAGCGAACGATTCCATGGTAGGAAACATACTTGCATAGTTTTCCCATATTCTTTTTCTATTTGTCAAATAGGGTTCTCTTAATATAAATACATAATCAATATTGGTACGAAGATTTGGTGGAATACCAAGTGGGTACTGCATAGTAATGATGAGCATTATCTTCCAATGACGTCCGTTCATAAATAATAGACGCATCATCTTATCACGAGTCCAAGATTGGTCATATAAACAATCATCTAAAATAACAAAAGCACGAGGGTCGATAGTGGAACGTCGATATGTTTCGATTTCTTTATTGACTTGTTTTAATACGACTTTTTGACGACGTAAGACGTTCTCGATTAAAACCGTATTATATTCCTCGTGAATAAATAATTTAGGAACGTGTTTGGCATAAAACCCATTACCAGCTTCCGTCCCCGAAATCACCGTACCAATCGGTATATCTTGATGATAATATAATAAATCACGAACCAAATAAGATTTACCCGTATCACGACGTCCAATCATAACAATAACTGGGCCTTTATTTTCATCGGGTTTAAAAGTAATGGTACGCATATCAAATTTCTTTAATTCCAATGTCATACTGAATTTACAGTATAAATACATTAAAAATTCGAGAACCAAACTAATCACTAAAATATTTAGTTTGATTTCTTAAAAAAATAAACTATAGAAACTTATACTTTCGATAATAAAAAAATGAATGTTCTCGAAACTGCTAAATTCAATCTGAATTATACCAAAATAAAACCATTAGATTTAAAACATTTAGAAGAATCCTTTACCCCCACATCCGATGATTTAGAACATAACTATAATGCCTTTCATATCAGTCATTTACAAAATTATAATCCTCTTTATTCAGAGTTTTTCATTATGAACGAAACGAACTATGATAAAGTAGCATTGAATAACAAATATCATATCCAAGATTTAAACACCGTTTATGACACAGAAACCAAAGAAACTATGCAAAAACCCGTTTTCATCAAGTTCTCACCACTCTTAGACCCCATCAGATATATGATTGGAAAATATAACATAAATGATGAAAAAACGAGAACCTTACCGAATTTATCTTCCACCAACGAGAACACTCTAGTCAAAATATTGAATAAACATAATGCATCCTATGTGGATAACTTCTTTAGTTTTTTGACGAGTAAGCTATTACACGAACACGGATTTATTCATGGTTTGGATTATTATGGTTCTTTTTTAGGAGTACAAGAAAAATATAAAATGAATATCGTAGATGATTTGGAGTATTTGAATACATCGGATGTTTTTTTAGAAAATATCGGAAAACATTTTACAATCACAAAAAAGGAGGATAATATGAGTTATTTGAATTATGGTTCTAGAGCAAACAAACATAAATTAAACATATCGAATACAGATGGACAAGATAATCTATCGGTGATTTCTATTTCCGAAATAGAAGATTTAAATGAAATCGAGAACCTGGAATCAAATGTTGAAATCAATGATTTGGAAGAAGTTTATGAAAAACCAGAAAATTCAAATGCTTCTAGTCCCAAATCAAGTAATAGTTCAAACAATAGTGAAACCAATTATAGTACGGAAGGCGAAGAAGATGAAGAAGAGGCTGAATCAGAAGAAGATGATGAAGATGATAGTACAGTATGGGAAACGGATGATTCAGAGACTTCCTCCGAATATTCCGAAGAAAGTGCAGTATATTCTTATATAAATAATTATCCAGTACAGCTAATTTGTCTAGAAAAATGCGATGGAACATTGGATGAACTTTTTATGAAACATAAAATCACTGTGGAGAATGCTTCAAGTATGCTTTTCCAAGTGGTAATGACATTATTGACTTATCAAAAAGCGTTTCAGTTTACACATAATGATTTACATACGAATAACATTATGTATATGAATACGGATATCGATTATTTATATTATAAATTTGCTGGTAAAATCTATAAAGTACCTACATTTGGTAAAATATTTAAAATCATTGATTTCGGACGTGGTATTTATAAATTCAATGGTCAATTATTTTGCAGTGACAGCTTCAATGTTTCTGGAGATGCCCATACGCAGTATAATTTCGAGCCATTTATGAATGAAAATAAACCAAGATTAGAACCAAATTATAGTTTTGATTTATGTAGATTAGCCACTTCTATTTATGATTTCGTTGTCGATACAGATGAAAAACCATCGAATTATGATGATTTTCAAACGATTATAAACAATTGGTGCTGTGACGATAATGGTAAAAATGTATTATATAAACGTGATGGTAGTGAGCGATATGAAGGATTCAAAATGTATAAGATGATAGCGAGATTCGTTCATGGTTGTGTTCCAATCGAACAACTGAAGTTATCTTATTTTATGAGGTTTGAAGTGGATGCGGTCAATGAGGACGATAGTAAGGTTGTTTTGGATATAGATGCGATACCCAGTTATGTTTCGGCTATCTAAGTCAATATATTTATCAGCATAAATATATTGAATATTTGGAATAATAAAAGACGTGTTAATAAAATAGTTCAACTATTTCTATTGTTTTTTCAGTTGGGTTATCTATCCAGTATTGGATTTGTTGTTTCAAAGTTTCAATTCGTTCTTCCCATTCTTTTTCTTTATTTCTTGGAATTGTCAATACTCCAAGTTTATTTAGTTTCCAACAAGACTTTACTAACACGCCGTCTTGGTTAGTATAGTCATCAGGATTGAAGCGAATAAAAACAATTGGTCTATGATGTAGGTCTTGTGATAATTCCATAAGGCGTTTGTGTTCGCAACTACAATCATAATCTGTATGTTTATTTTCGTCGATTTCTACAATAATAATATGCGACCCCATGTCTAATAATAAATCAGGGCGACGACGAGAACAACCATCTTTGACTTTTTTATCGGCAACCCAAGTAAAATTAGTAAATATTTGTGCAATACGGTCAGTAACATGTTTTTCTTTGGTTTTGTAATTTCTTGATACTGTTATTTATGGAAAGATATGTATAAAACAACGTAAGCAATGATTTTTATATTTTTTATTAGCGGTTGTTATCTTACAAGATTTGCATAATCTTGAACCACCGCATAATTCGCAATATTTTTTATTAGCGGTTGTTATCTTACAAGATTTGCATAATCTTGAACCACCGCATAATTCGCAATATTTTTTATTTTTTCCATGCAGACAATATGTATATCCACCACATTGTCTGCAATTTATTTTTTGCTTATTATGCGGACATATACCAGACCCTTTACAATCTATACAGAATCTTTTTTGTTTATTGTGCTGACAATATGCATTACCACCACATTGTCTGCAATATCTTTTTTGTTTATTATGTTGGCAGTAAGCAGAACCGCCACATTGTCTGCAATATGATTTTATTTTATCGTGTTCGCATATTTGGCTACCGTGACATAATATACAAAACTTTTTTATCTTATTATGCTCACATATTTGAGAACCATGACATAGCTTACAATCTTGTTTAAAATTATTATGCTCACATATTTGAGAGCCGTGACATTGTTTGCAATATTGTTTATTTTTATTATGCTCACATATTTGAGAACCATGACATTGTTTGCACCGTGATTTTTCTTTATTATGTTCGCATTTGTTCGAGTCAGATTTTGAAACTTCCACACAAACAGTTATGTTTTCCATTCTATATATATACTAAAAATAAATTATTTCTAAATAATTTACTTTATAAATTATTTTATTCATTTCTAAATATTTTATATTTCGTAAAAGTTTTATATAATCCTTTTTCTACTGGTAAAAAAGTGGTTCCACATTCAACTGTATAATTTTGTTTTCTCAAAATACTTCTTATTATATTCAAGTATGGTCTTTTACATTCAAAATTTGGTTTGAATGATGAAATGGTAGAACATTCAAAAACTTTTTTTATTTCTTCTTTCATATCTAATATTCGATTTTGTTTTTCTGTATCATTATCTAGGTCGTATAATATAAAAGTATTATCTTCTTTCAAATCTAATATAGTAATAATTTTGTTACAAATTTCTTCTCTTTCATTTTGATATTTTTCGCTTAGTTTTGGTCTCATTATATTATAATATTATATAATATAATCTTTATTTTCTTTATTTTCTTTATTTTTTGTTCTGGTCTTTATAAATATATTGAAATTTGCTTGTAGGTGCAAAACCATTAAAACCGATAGAACTTGCGGAAATGGTGTAGGCCCCCATGTTCTGAGAGAACACAGTTTCTCCTATCGCTAAATCTGGTAACCATAAATGCTCACAAATTAAATCCCTGCTGTCGCAGGTCGCACCATAAATTGTAGATTTAAATAATTTTTCATTTCGTTCATTAAACGGCATTAAAACTGGATTATAATGGTCGTTATAAATACAATTGAATGATGCATAAGTACTTTCGTTCAAATAATACACATTTATATTTTCACCACTAACCGCATCCACCTTTTGTTTTTTACCAATGACGTTTAAAACCAATGTATGTGTTTTTTCGGCAAAATACCGGCCGGGTTCTGCGATAAACTCGATAGTCTTTGCATCTAATTCTTCTTTAAAAAATTCTTCAATTCCATCATTGATTCGATTCGCCACATTTTCGAATTTGACTTCACGGTCAATGTATTGGAAACCTCCACCGATGTCGATTAATGATATCGAAAATCCCATAGGACTAGCAATATCGGTAGCTTTTCTACATTCACGTAAGGCTTCATAATATACTTCAGATGACATACATCCCGAACCCACGTGAAAACTGAATCCAATAATATTCAACTTCAATGTTTTGGCGATGTTTAATATTTTTTCAACATCTTCCACTTTACAACCAAACTTAGAATTGAACTGGCATTTACTATGGCTATCATCTACCGCCAAACGTAATACCAAGTTACATTGTGGATGATATAATTTAATTTTAAACAGTTCATCTTCGGCATCAAATGTCATTAAATCCACATCATTACTACGAGCATATTTGATTTGACTATTCATTTTTATAGGATTGGCGAATATAATACGTGATGGGTCACCGGTAATATCGATGGCGCTACGTATTTCTTGTTGTGAGGCACAATCGAAATTCGCACCCAATGATGCCAACGCTTCCATAATGACTGGATTCGGATTACATTTCACCGCATAATATGGTTTTACATCGGGTAATAGCCGAACCCAATTATTATAAGCACTCACAATTTCCCCTAAGTCCAAGATGTAAAAGGCTTCTTCACTTTGGCTTTTCTGTAAAAAATCATTGATGATTTCATAGATATCACTATCGGAACCATATAATTTCACATCATATTTTTGTAAGAAAGTATTATCGAGGTCTTTATATTCATTTATTTTGGGTTCGATACATATACTGGGTTTATGCTCATCCGATGGTATGATTTCGTCTTCAGAATCAGACATAATATATAATATAACTGGTATTATTTATTATGTTTTTCTTATTATCTTTTCCCAAATATTTTTTTCCAAAAATATCCCAAACAATGATTACTATAATCATCATCAATCAACGCCATATTCTGAAAGAGATATTCGGAACGTTTTGCAGATAAATACATATCAAATGTTCTGGTATTTTTTTTATACCTTTGCACATTCGAATTGTGCAAACTAATTGTTCCGTTGCTATCGCAACCGCCTGATTCTCGGACGTTTTGATGATGCAATGGTGTAGATATTTTCAATAAACGAAATTTGTGTATTGTCCCAATGATTTCCATATCTTCTTCATCAATATGTTTTATCCATTGAAATACCTTACTGTTTTCTTCGGAATCTATATAATGTGTATTATAAATATCGGTTAATATTTCCTTCAGTATCCGAAACGTATCTTTATTTATGACAAAATTATTATCTTCCAAATAAGCCCAGTTATTTTTTAAGTGCGTATAATACGGTATAGTTTTTGCATTACCAAAATCAATTACCATTAACTCTTGAGCATCTTCATATAATAGCAAATTTTCTGTATGATAATCACCTTGACTATAACCAGTATCTACGGCAATTCGCAACAATTCATAACGAGCAATATTATAGACATTTTTTAAACGTACTGAAAACTTCGCTAATGACATATCATCATATTTATCAATGGTTTCATTACCTGGGTGTGATTTTATATCTTGAATAATGGGTTTTATAATATCACTAGATACTACATAATCAGGTATGATATATTCCATACCAAAAATGGCGATGTAAAAATTATCATCTATATTTTCTTTATGCATTTTATGGAATTCATTAAATAATTGGTTAATAATAATTTTTCCGTTTTTATCTGTTTTATTAGTGAATAATTTCTTCAGACCCTTATAGTTATTGGAATAATAACTATATAATTTCGAAAATAATATAATGGGTACATTTCGATTTAAATTCATTAATCCAAGTTCGGATATTTCTGATTGTATATTGATTTCATTAAAGAAATGATAAGGTGTATTATAGTATTGTATGGTATTTTCATTGGAACAACTCGTATATTCCCATTTATCTTTGGATTTTGTTTCACTCACCAGTGAAATCTTAATGACAATATTCAATACATTCTCCATTTCACCATATACATTCATATAGAAATAAGGTGATAAATTTGGTTTTAATCGGAATCTACACTTGAATACAAATGAATAGGCGGAATAATCAGCCAGTAAAGTGATTACACTATTTTTAATAAAATAGTAAAATGACTGTTCTGCATTGCGAGGCGTTTTGGTTTCCCGTTTGGTTTTTATAAATATATAATTATTATAATACATTCTAATTATATATTGCGATATTTCTATATATTTTTCATATATTTTTCTTTGAATTCTTCGGGTGTCATAATTGGAATACCTTTTGATTCCGCATCTTTGGTTTTATTGGATACATCATCGTGTGATTTGACAATCAAAATAAATGTGTCTTTCTTGATACCATCTTCCAAAGTAGCACCCACCGTTTTCATATATTCAATAATTTCCTTATCTCGAACCTTGGTCATTACTATTTTCTTACCATAAAGTGGATTACTCGTATCTTTTACTACTGGTTCTTTACCTTTTGGAGTCATTTTCGCGGCATCGGTGGATAATTTACTTTCCAAATCACATTCTTTTAAGAAGGCCAAAAACAAAGGAATATTTTCAACGAATGATTTCGAGTTTTCGGGGCCAATTCCATCCACACTACGTAACATTTGGATTTTTTCAGGATTCGATTCACCACTGGTCAAAATATTCGGGTATTTATCTAGAATAGGTTTTATCTTACGGCTACCCATTCCACGGCCTAATAAATTAGAAGCCACCATAATTTCCAATAAACGAGCACCCGCTACTTTATCACGAATACCATTATAAATCTTTTCAATCATCTTGTCTTTGAAACCTTCCACCTTATTAAAATCCGCCTTATCCATTTTCAATATTTTTGGTATGGTATCATAACCCGCTGTCATGATTCTTTTCACATTACCACCCGATAATCCATCGACTTCTAATTCAGTGAAAAAGGCCGTAATATTTTTCTCACGAACGGTAATATCATCTTCCACATTTTCTAACATAATATCTACGTGGGTTGATGTCCATTTATATGGCACATCTGGCATCTTCGCTTTTACCGCAGGTGTGGTAACTGATTTAATATATGGAATTACATCTCCTGAACGTATCATTTGTATGACCGCACCAACACCAATTTTATTTTCTTCGATAAATTTACCATTAAATCCAGTAGCATATTCGATAGTAACGCCACCTAGACGAAGTGGTTCGATGCGTACACGTGGTTTCAAATAACCATCCTTACTAGCTGACCATATAACATCTATTACTTTTGCTTCGGCCATTTGGTCAGATAATACCATCTTAAATGCAAATGCGTGTTCTGGATTACCTGCTTTACGAGGGTGTATTTTATCTTCATTTACAATAATACCATCTATTTCATACATATGTGATGTTCGCCAATCCACTAATATTTCAGATAACATTTCGTTTGATAATTCGGAAACAGATTTATTCATAACGACTTCGTATTTTAGTTCATCCAATAACTTCATTTGTTCACTGGGTTTTAAAGAAGGTTTTATCACTTCATATGTAACAAAATGTAAATCTTTTTGTAATTCTTTTGCTTGTTTATCCATACTTTTGGAATTGATAATACCAGATACCAAATTACGTGGATTCGCAAATTTTTCTTTATATTTTGTTTCAAATACATTCTTTGGAATAATAAATTCACCACGTACCACATAACCTTTATGTTTAGGTAATTTCAAAGTGGATATCAAATGGCTAATATCTTGTCCTACATTACCATCACCACGAGTATATAATTTGGCATCATCGCCTTCGGTCGAATACATACCACTTACCCCATCTAATTTACAGGATAATACATAAGGTCCTGGGTATTTTTCCACCCATTTCGTCAATACATTAGAATCGGGTTTTATTTTATCCATAGATGCCATTTGGTAAGGTAATCTTACTTTGTTCTTTTCGATGGGAGCACCTATTTCTGTCATTAATCTATGATTTGGGTATTTATTATCCAAATAGTCGCGAATGACATCATATTCATTATCGGTGATTAAAGGATGCATATTATGATAATAATGGGTACATAATTCACAAATATCGGTCAAATCTTTTTCAGATAAATTTTCGATGATAGAGATACCTTTAGTTTTGAATTCATTGATCAAGGTAATGAGTTCCTGATTGGTTTTGGGAGGAGTTGAATCGGTATTGATGGATTTTGTATCTATTTTTTTTTTCATAGTTTTTACTTTAGGTTCTCTTATTTTTTTACTTTTAAGTTCTTTTTTAATTTCGTTAATAGGTACAATATTTATTTGAGAAGGTTCATTTGTATAAGCAGGTGGTAAAATAGGATTTTCAGAGGACACAACGACAGGTAAATTATCAGGACTAATATCAGAAGATGTATTCAATTCTTTTGGTGGTGACCCGACTTTACTTAATAATTTGGTTTCACAATCAATTACACGTTTTTCGAGAACATTGATTTCTTCATCTTTAGTAACTCCTTTTACTTTAGGTTCTCGATTTTTTTCTGTTTTTATCTTTTTTACTTTAGGTTCTCGATTTTTTGCAGTTTTTTCTATTTTAATGAACTCGGATATTGGTTTATTCATATCGATTATAATAGGAGAACCATCTTTTGTTTGTACCGCCCTTCCGTCGATACGTTCAACAGGTTCTTTATATTTCAGTTTCAAGAAATCGAAAATATCTTTTTCGGTCTTGAATACCTGACTCACTTTACGCTTTTCTAGATTCTTGACTGGAAATGCAACGTTACTTTCAGCGTTCAAGTCGCTGAAAGCTGTACGATCTTTTTTCTTATTGGTCATTATAGTAAATTCGTGTTCATTCAAAGAATAGCCCATTTTCAAGGCGTGACCACGCATCACCGTATTAAATGCTTTACTACCCGTGAAATATAATACTGAAAATGGATATTCTTCTGGAGTAGCATATAAAAAGTCAATACGACGAGCATGTTTACTATTTTTCAATTTACCGATGACCAAACATTTATGACTACCACGAGAGAGAACTTCGATGATAATTTTTTGTTCGATTAAAGAATCGATGAATTCTTTGAATACTTTATCAGATGGAGAAGTTATGATAATATCGATATCACCAGATGTTTTTGCACCACGACGGTAACTACCGACAATTTCATAATTTGATCCAGGTTCTCGAATTTGTTTAAAACTTTCTTCAAAGATTTTTTTATATTCATCGATCTCACTACGCGGAATTCTTTCTAGGATATCTTCATAATAACGAAGACCTATTTTTTGTTTATCATTGAGAACTTCATCTTGTTTTTCACGTAATTCGGATATCGTTGTAATACCCGTTGCCACCAATTCTTTGGCTTTTTTCGGCCCAACCCCATAAATATCGCTTAAAATGTTCTCGGGATTATCTTTTTCTCGTTCTAATAGTTCGAGAGTACCTGTTTGTATGTATTCTTTAAATTTTGACATAATCGTTTCACCTATACCAGGTTTTCCTTTGAGTTCATTGATATCCATAATATCCGTTGTAAAAGACATAACAGTTTCTTGTGCGTTTTTATATGCACGTGCTTTCATTTGTTCTCCTTTTTTCGACATTAAAATCGAAAGGCGTTCTAATAAGTCGATAAGTTTTTCATTAAGCCGTTCTTTTTGGGATGATTTTATATCCACAGTTTCATCGGTAATTTTAATAGGAGATTTCTTAGGTTCTCGAGTTTTCTCTTTAGGTTCTCGAATTTTTTTCGTTTTATCTTTCTTTTCCTTTTTATTTTTTAAATCTTTTATTTTTGCAATTTGTACTAAATCCATATATATAGTTCGTATAAATTATATGCGTTATTGTAATACATAATTATTTTGTAATAGTTATGTAATTGTAAAGTAATTTATTACATTAGTTTTTGTTTCAAATTTTGAACTTCTGTTTTCAAATCTTGTATTTCTTTTACTAATATAGGAATGATACCGATATAATTCAATGATTGATAATTTTTACCATCTTTTTCGCCATTGACTAAACAAGGATACAGTTCTTGTACTTCGTGAGCAATAAATCCAAGGTCATCCATATTACTTAATTTATTATGGTAACTTACTGGACGTAATTTATCGACATTAAAAGTTTCATTTAAAGGTATAACATTGTCCTTAATACGGTAATCCGAATAATCTTGGAAAGATACAGCATAAACATTTCCACTTGAATAAGTATGTCCATTTATGCCGACACCTCCCGCAATAACAACAGCACCACTACTTGCATCCGTACTTTGTGTGGTAGAGCCAATATATAAATTGCCTCCTAATGCAATTCCGCCATTTACAGTTAACGCACCAGTAGTGTAACTAGTAGTTTTGGCAGATGACCCGATATATAGATTGCCATTAAAGCTTACATCATCTCCTACAAATAAGTTGTTATTAAACGAAACATCGCCATTGGTAAATAAACGATTATTTAACGATACATCACCCGATGTACAGAATATATTGAATTCGGATTTACCATATGAAAAAATATCATAATTGACGATTAAATCGCTATCTACATACACATTATTAATGAATGATGAATCACCAATGACAAAAAAGCGACCATTTGCGAAGAAATCATTATTAATGGTATTTCTTCCATTGATAGTTAAATTGCCGTTGATTGTTCCATTGCCACCAATGAATAATCTGGAATTAGCACTAATATCACCTTTTACTACCAATCTAGAATCGATAGTTGTTTCATTATCTACAAATAAACGATTATTCATATATACATCACCGTTTTGAATCGATTCACCACCTACATACATATTACCATTCATAGAAGCATCATTTCCAACATAAAATCGTGAATTTATAGAGGCATCGCCGAGAACAAACATATTGGCATTCATAGAGACATCACCTAATACAAACATACGCGAATTTATAGAACTGTCACCATCGACTGTTTGAGAACCAGAAGTAGTAACATTACCCGTATTCGTGGTATCACCACCGACCGAAAGATTTGCACTTAATGCAGTATTACCATCAACGAATAAACTCGAATTCATACGGGTTTCACCGCCTACATATAGACGATTATTCATAGATACATCGCCTGTTTGTATTTGTTTTCCAACGATATTTATTATTCCGCCGATGTTTACATTATTTGTTACAGATAAATTTGAACTGAATGAGGCATCGCCAACTAGGTATTGTTTTCCAGTAACATTTAGGTTACCTCCGATATTTGCAGTAGAACCTAGATATATTCTAGAATTCATACTAGCATCATAGGCTACAAATAATCTAGAATTTAATGATGTATCACTAGTGACATATAATCGAGAACCTATAGTAGAATCTCCAGTTTGAATAGAATAACCATTGATAGATAAATTACCGTTTAGAGCTGTATTTCCACCTACTGATAAATTGGAATTCAATGCGGTGTTACCAGCAACAGTTAAAGTAGAATTCATTATACTATTACCAGTGACAATGACTCTAGATGATAAAAATGCATCGCTGGTTATATAAACGCGATTATTCATTTTTGCATCGTTGGCGACAAATAAACGATTATTCATCGAAACATCTCCGTGTTGTATGGATTGATTATTCACATATAAATTACCACCCACGGTTGCGTGAGATGCAGTAGTTAATGTACTATTTGATTTAATCATACCATCTACATATAAGTTAGAGTTCATCGAAGCATCACCTCCGATATTTAATCGTGAATTCATAGAAACATCTCCTGTTTGTGTAGTTTTTCCACCAATAGTAACATTACCATTCATAGATGAATCGCCGCCTACAAATAGACGTTTATTCATACTGACATCATCGGAAACCACTAATCGAGAACCCAATGTAGAATCTTTTGCAACGAATAAACGAGAATTCATCGAAGCATCCCCTGTTTGAATTAATACTCCTGCGACGGTTGCATTACCATATAAGAAAGTATTTGAACCCACATATAAACGAGAATTTAAAGAAATATCACCACCCACCGTTACCTTACCAGTAATAGCAGAAGTTCCACCAATCGTAGTATTACCAGCAACATTTAAACGCATATTCAACGATGCATCACCTGTAACGAGTAAACGAGAACTTAAAATAGAATCTTGTGTAACAAATAAACGAGAACTCATAGTTGCATCACCTGTTTGAGTACTTTTTCCAGTAACAGATAAATCACCAGTTACAGATGCATTCGAAGTAACATATAATCTGGAATATAAATAGGCATCATTACTTAAATATAAACGTGATTTCATAGTAGAATCGCCATTCACCATTAAACGTTTATTCATAGAAGCATCACCAAATAGGATAATACGACCATTTAATGACATATCATTTCCATAATAATTACCACCAATATTTAGGTCGGATGTTATATTTAATCTACCACATATTTTGACATCTTGTTTAACGTGTAAATTTGCACTAAACGATGCGTCACTACCAACAAATAAACGGGAATTAAAACTAGCATCATTTTTTATAATGAGTCGAGAATTTACCGAAAGGTCTCTGCATATATGTACATTACCACCAAAACTGGCATCACTTTTTACAGATAATTTGCTGGCGAAACTAGCATCAGAGGCCACATACAAACGTGACTTTACATATACATCGTTAAAAAAAATATTATTAGTAGTGGTTGTGACAGCTCTACTATTTTCGTCCAAAGAAAATGATGTATATTGTGTATTATCACCTGTATTTGATGTGGTATTTAAACTATTTAACGCAGCAACTAATACATTTGGTGTTACGTAAGTTTTTCGTGATTTTTGCCAATCAGAAAACATCCAATTTATAATATATGTGAATACTATTATAAATTACAAAATAATTATTAGAAACCAGGTTCATCCGTAAAAATCTGGGTAGCATTTGTATTTAAAGTTTTGGTTTCAGTGACAATATTGAAAAAATCGTGGATATATGTTTCTAAATGGAAATATCCAAAAGTGGTTAATAATCCACAACAAAAAACAATAATAGTATCACGTACCATAAATTTCAACGGTTTATCTTCTTTATCTAAATACTTCATTTCCGCGAATTTGATGACAAAAAATAAAACTGCAATGATAATCGAAATTACAAATATGTTATCCATAAGTTGTATAATAAATTATGAAAAAAATATATGATAAATAAAACGAATCGAAAAGATTATTTTTTCAAAATCAACGTAGGATAAATATACCAAAATAAATGCCACGTCCATTCTAAAAAACGGCCAGATTGTGCAGAAGTAATAGTGGTTCTGGTAATCCACGTATAAAGGTTCTCATAAAATTTTTTTGGTAAGCATCGAATAATATCTTTATGTACCAAGAATTGTGCGGAACCTCTATAACCACTTGTCCAATCGGGATTCGGTAAAGATTTCATTGGAATATATTCTTCTATGAAATCTTGATACCAATCTAATATTGATTGATATCCATAATCATTACCGCGAATATCGCCTAAAATAATCTTATCATTTACATTATAATATGGTCGTTTCGATAATAAAGCAATTTCAAAATGATTTATGATACTACCGCTATGATGCCAAGCGAACTCTTCATCGTGACAAAAAAATGTATATTCGGGTAGCACATCATAATAATCGACAATATATTTTAAATAAACACTGGCTTCATTACCTTTATTTACGGGGACATTATATGGATTTTCGGGGGTCTCTTTATCGTATACCATAATATTTGCATCGGGAGCAAACTCTTTGAATTTTTCCGTCCAACTAGTATCACGTTTATATCGACTGACCACAATGTTCATTATAATGTATAAATATATAATTATAATGATTTTATTATCTTATAATCCCCTGTTTATGATTCAATCGAATAAGATTTATATTATTTTTTTGAATGCAATGATATACTAAATCTTCTCCTACAAAACGACAACCTTCTTGTAAATATTCATTAATATTATTATATATTGAAAAGTATTTTTCCATTACATTCATATTACCAAAAGCCATTTGGTCATTTACACAAAGAATTCCGTGGTCGTCACCTAATGGTATGTATATATTATTTTCATTACTATTAATAAACCAATTATAATCTAATTTATTAAAGGCGAATGTATCCATTCTATAATTTATTATAAGGTCATATTGAACATTATGATTCGTCGAATATTCTTTGAAATCATTAAATACTCGTTGTCTATTATATATCATTCTTGTACAATTATGTCTATTCACGTGTTGATATTTTTCATCAATATAAAATGGAATGATTTCTTCATTATTTAATGTTTTCGGATGATATAAAGCACGAAAAGATTCAACATCTTCATCCAATTCTGGACTATGACTTAAAAAAAAATCGACTTCATTATTTTGAACAATATTTTCCATTATATTATTATAATGTTTTTTAAAATGTAATATTCGTCCGGCTATCAAAATTGCAAGTTTCATTATAATATATAAATATATAATTATAATGATTTTTTCACAGATTTTTATAATATGTAAATATATATATGTCATTTTTTAGAACAACTAGAGCACGTACATTACGTAGTAATATATGTGGTTCTCAATGTGACAAACCGTGCTATTCTAGAAGATTTATCAGATTAGGTTATAATAAACCAAGAATTCAATATTCACCTATACCATACCCTCCAGCTAGTTTTGAGGGCGACCCTGGAAATAATACTGTTACCTTATTCTGGTCAGAACCAGTGTATAAAGGAAATTTTGAAATATCATATTATACTGTTAAAAATATTACTTTAGATATATCTACTAAAATAGATGGACTTACTACAACATTTACTGGCTTAACAAATCAACCATATACATTTACGATAACAGCAACAAATAGCGAAGATTATACTAGTACGACTTATCAAACTGTTACTATTACGCCATTTGATGTGCCAGGAGCTCCAACAAATGTAACTGGAACCCGTGGAAATGGAGAAGTAACTGTATCTTGGACAGCACCTTCATCTACTGGGGGGACAGATATTACTGAATATACAGTTACATCTAGTCCTGGCGGATTTACTGCAATCTCAACTACTACTACTGCCATAGTAACTGGATTAATCAATGGAACTTCATATACATTTACAGTTATAGCTACCAATAGTGTAGGCAATTCACCAGCTTCAGTTGCTTCCTCATCTATTACACCAGCCACTTATCCAGATGCTCCTACTGGATTATCAGTATCCAGAGGTAACGGCACTGCAACTATCAGTTTTAGTGCACCTTCCGATAATGGAGGCAATACTATAACAAATTATTTATATTCGACGAATGGTACAATATATACATACGCAAATACTACTTCTAGTCCGATTACCATTAGTAATTTAACAAATGCAAATCTATATACTATTTATTTGAAATCGGTAAATGAAGTTGGTACGAGTGAAAGCTATGGTTCAGTTACCATCGACCCAGTAACTGTCCCTGGACAACCAAGTATATCAGCAACAAAAGGTGATAGTTCCGCAACTATTAGTTTTTCCGCGCCTTCTAATAATGGTGGTAACGCTATAACAAGCTATAAATATAAAGTTGATACAGGCGATTATGAATTATTAACTTCTACTATGATAAACCAAAATTCATTTACCATTAATGATTTAATAAATGGAACAGAATACACGATTTATCTGAAAGCAACAAATGATATCGGAGACAGTGAACCAGGTTCAACGACAGTTACACCAGGTGATGTGCCAGTTGCACCATCGATCGATTTAGTGCCTAGTGACGGAGAAATAACATTATATATTAACACTGACTATGCATTACTAGAGAATAATAGAGGTAGTAGTATAACAAGTTATGAATATTCTATTGATGACGGTGAACGTTATATACCAACTACCCAAACTACTACAACTATTGATCGATTAGAAAATGGCAATACATACACGGTTATGGTAAGAGCGGTTAATGCCAATGGAACAAGTCAGACAACGACTAGTACTTCCACCCCTTTTGCTACTGTTTAGGCCAGGTATGAATCTGTATTATACAGTAATTTGGTGTATCACGAGTATATGGAGTCACTACAATGTTCATTATAATCTATTCACATAAAATTATAATGAAAAATCAATTATTTAGTTATAGTTCTTCAATACCATCTAACACAAAGTCGCTCGATGCTTTATTCGATGAAATATCATCCAATACATCAAACCCACTTAAATCTATCATATCGGTATGTATTTTGATTTTATCATCTTCATCGTGACTGCTATCTTCTTCTTCTTCTAATTTGCGACGGAAGGCATTATTTGTACTAATTTCTTCTAATCGCTCAATCGTCTTCGGAGCACTAATTTCATTTTCTTTTCCAGCAGAGTCCAACACAGAATCCATATCATTAAACGATAGACGGGTAATAACATTTTCATTATCCATATTCTGAATGGCGGGAACAACTGATGGGATATTATCTTCCGCAATTTTGACATCATCTACGGTTTTCTCAGCAGTTTGTACGATAGGTTCTGGAACAGGTTCTTCGATATTCTCAATAATGACTTCCTCTTCTTCTTCTACTGATTCATCCATATAGGCACGTATAATCGCTTCGGTTGGAATACTTTCACGAATGGCATTCAATATACATTCTTGTATAATCGTTTCTAGTTCTCGATTATTTTTTTGTACTTGTAACGGAGTGATATTCTTTTCAAATAAATAGACATTCATATAAACTTTACGAGCAACATTAATATAAACTTTATGAATGAATGAATCTAACTTAGGAATAGAAATATCGATTTTCTTTTGTTTATTACCTACACGGATACAAGTAAGTACTTTCAATTGAATAATATGAACACACGAGATTAAATCCTCTAAATAATTACAACCACTACGTTCGATGATACGCTTACGTTCTTCTTCGACGATTGTATTATTCCATTTTGGCACACGAGATAATAAATTCTGAAACGTCATTAAATATTTATTCGCTTCATCATTATCTAAACATAGTTTCCAAGCTTCATTGAAAATAGATTTCACACCTTCATTTACCAATGGTGTAAAAATACTAATTAAACGGGCACACCATTCATTACGTGCTTCATTTAAATTGGAAATCACAAAATCATCCATTTTAATTAATAAAATAAATCCACAATTTTTTATATTGTTTTTAACGAACTATAGAATATCCAATAAATAAAATAATTTTTGTATAAAGAAAAACGGGAAATTTTTATCAATGAGTTCATCGTCAGGAGTGGTACCAAACCAAACCGCTGTAAAATATGGGACATAACATAATGAATCCTTCAAATCTTTTTCATATTCTTCCAATGAATAATTGAGAACACCATATTCCAATAGTTTCTTATAATAATAATGTTTAAAGAGTTGATATATGATTTTGATATCGGAGACATTGAAACTTTCGATGATAAAGAAAATGAGGTCTTGAGAACCTTTTCCGATTGCACAATGTTGCCAATCTAAAAAATAAGGTTCATAGTCATTCGACGTATCATAAAATATATTGGGTGATTTTATATCTCCATGAATAAAGGTTAGATTATGATTGGCTAGGTTCTCTTGTATATTCTCGAAATCATCAAAAATATCTTTACATTTTTGAATACTATTCTCAGATAATACACCTTTCCATTTTTCCGTAAAGAGTTCTATTTTATTGGAGATAAATTCTTTAAAAAAAGGACGGAAAATAGGGTCATTCGATTTTTTTAATCCAGTAAATTTGGATAATATCGTATGATTCCAAAAACTAGAATGTAATTTCGCCATACGATCCACGATTTTCAAAGAAATATCAATATTCTCGATAGATAAATTCATATTCAATTTCATCTTTCGGGTCAATAGGTTCTCCAATACTAATCCGGTATTGATATTATTTTCTTTAATAAGACCTATAAATTTCGGTATTTTTATATTGACATATTTCGATACTTTTTCATAAAAATAATATTCTCTTTCATATAATTGTAATTGTTTGGCCATATCGGATAACGACGTTACATTTTTATTTTCATATTTTAATACACAATCTTGTATTTCACCATTAACACCGATCTGAAGACCTACGACATCTGCGATAAAACCACCTTTATACTTGTTTTCATCAATGTTAATATCACTGATATTCATTTCAATGCTATCATAAATCATTTGTTTCAAGTTCTCGATAGAAGACATATTATATGTATAAAGTATATTAATATTTATATCTGTAAAATCTTTGATTGATATATTTACACCATAATGTTGAAGTTCGGATTTATTATATATTGTTTCCATACCAATTAAACATCGAGGATTTACGGATTTACCACTTAATAATCCTGTTTTGGAATCTTCAAAAATAAAACATTTATCATTTGCTATGCCATATTTATTCATCGCCATTATATAGGGTTCTGGATTCGGTTTTCCAACCAAACAATCCTGTGCTGAAATTATAAAATCGATATATCGTTCTATTCCTATATATTTTACAATAGTTTCTGCTACAACTCTATTACAATTCGTGACAATACTTATCTTATGTCCTGCCTCTCTGATTTCTTTTAAAAATTCGGTAATGCCCGTAATCATTTTTATTTTATCAATGTTTTTGATAAATCCTTCATCCTTTTTTTTTGATAATTCGAGAACATCGATATCGCTATTCGGTAAATAAGTAGATAGAACATATTTATCATTATTCCCTTGTATATTTTTCTTAAATAGACTCGGTGTCAATTCCATGTTATATGTTTTTAATATATCGTGCCATACCTCGAAATAAATATCATCTGTAACAACTAATGTACCATCTAAATCAAATAAAAACGCATAGGTATTATCCATATATTGTTTTAATTCTTTGGGAGTACCCAATGAAAACACTTGTTCTCCGTTTAATTCATAACCTTTGAAAATATGATTGTCATTTATCATTTCTTTGATTACACAAGATGTATATGGTTCATTCGTTGTATATGTCTTTTTATTTAATATATGATTACAATATTTATATAATGTATGAATATTCGCGAAAGCATATGCTCCCGTATTTGCATTATTCGATATTTTCTGTTTTTCCGCAATATTGATAATAGTGGAACTTGTATCCAATTCGATATAAGAATAAATAGGTGGTTCATTTTCTCGGTGGATATAAAATACCATATTATCGTCCGAGTTTCTAAAAATATCGATAATATTTTCGGTATAAAAAGTATCACAGTCCAATATCAATGACTTTTCATTATATTGATAATGTTCCAATATATATTGGATACCGATGGATAATGTTTCAGACGCACCACTCGTATTAGTTTCTAATCTTATAAGTTTTATAAATGGATATGTTTCTGCTATAAAATCTGAAAAAGAAAACTTATCTAAATAATTATTATAAATCATAAAGACTTTGTCGTCTCCACCTATCGAAATGTTATCTATTACATATTGTATCATTCGTTTTTCAAATATTTTAATCAAAGCTTTTGGCTCAGCATACCCTTCTTTCATAAATCGTTCCCCTTTTCCGCCTAATGGAATAATAATATTCATTTACTAATATAATTATTTATAATTTTTTTTTGAATAATTTTACCGCGAACAAATATAATCGAAAATACATAATAATAATAGTTTTTCACAACGATATTCGGATTTTATCTTATCAAAATACATCAGCGCATCGCATTTATTCAATTTATTCATATGATTTGTATTTTCTATCCATTTTATTAAATCCAAACACGATATTCCCTTTTCATAAAATTCGGTGGCCAAATCTACCATATCTTTATGTTTATCTTGAGTGGTATCTTTTTCGTTACCATTGGGTAATAATAGTGCCGATATTTTATCGCTAATCCATTCATTTGTGTCATTCTCAATATCTTCAAAATGAAAATGTTTCTTAATATTATATTGATGTAAATTGATAACCTTACCATCTACTATATACTCTGGTACATATATCTCACAAAAACGCGATAATATGGGATTCAATAACTTTTGTTTATTCTCTACAATTATAAAAAATCTCGTGTTCGCACTGAATAATTCTATACATCTACGCAATGCACTCTGAGCATCTATTGTCAAATTATCTGCATTTATCAAGACAATGGTTTTAAATAGCACACCTGAATTGGCTTGTATATTCGTTTTCGCAAAAAACTTCAACTCTTCTCTTATAAATTTAATCCCTTTACCGTGAGCACAATTTACCAACATTACATTGGTTTTTAGCTTCTTATTATCATTCTTATATATTTTGTTTAAAAAATTATCCACGATGGTGCGTTTGCCCGAACCCGATGAACCGTGGAATATAATATGTGGTATTTTATTTGTTTCATAAAAATAATCCAACTTTTTATAAATATTTTCGTGAATATTCAATGACATTCGAGAACCTTACATATTCAATCGATAATTTTTTATATAATTTTTATTCAAAGATATTATTTCGATTTTATTGCTTTCTATATACAATTACAATCATAGTAATCACAATACCATATATGCAATTAAACATAAATAAATTTAGTATGAATTTATATACATAATATGGAAATGCGTGATGCTAGTTTTAATGCAACGAATAATGGTCATTATGATGAATTTGCCAATGATGTTACGTATGCATTCAACAATATTGGATATTTTAAAGTGTTTATTTACACGGACGCGAGTGGTTTGACGTATGCGAAAGACTCCAATAATAATGATATTAACGACCGACTAGTTACCAGTATGTCTTATATGTATCCTTATGTAGTTGAGGGTACCGGACAAGTAGTATTTGGACAATTCACTATAAAATTCGATGACGAATCAACTTTTTCAAACGGTGATGATAATGAAACTGCTTATTGGTATTCCATTGAAGGTGAAGTAGGTATTAAACAATTAACATAATATTATATTATCCTATTATATTATATTATTTTCCAATGTCCGATAATAATTCGAGAACCAAATATATTACTATTGATACGAGAACTTCAACAAATGAATTCTTTCCATTATCTGAATATTGTATTTATTTACCCGATGAATTACATCAAATCAAATCTATGACAGTATCGTGTATTGAAGTCCCCGTGACATTCTATAATATTTCCACTTATATGTATAATAATTTTTTTCGAATTATCAATGATACCAATGAAGTATATGAAGCTATTATGGTGATATTACCCAATGATAATTATACGTTTTCTAATATATGTCCAGCTTTACAAACCGCCATTTCGTGTAGTTGCATAGGTGAGAACATTACTGTATCCTTATCTCCTACGAATACCATTGAATTCAAATCGAAATTGGGTAGATATACATTACAGTTCGATACAGATATAACAGGAAATGTCGATAATAAATGTTGGAAATCGAAATTGGGTTGGTTATTAGGGTTTCGTTTTCCGAACTATACGATAGAGCCGAATTCCATAGTTACCGCAGAAACCATATGTGATTTTACTCGACCACGATATTTATATTTATCTATTGATAATTGTCATAGTGAACATAAAAAACATTCATTTGATTCTTCTCTATTCTTCGACCATATTGATAAACATATTATTGCTCGTATTACATTGGAAAATCGTGGATTTCCGTATGGGTCTATACTCCCCGCCAATATCGTGAATGGTTTATTAGTAAGTGATACTCAAATTTATCGAGAACCTATAAAAGTAAAAAAACTGAAAATCAAATTATTGAATGAGTACGGTTATGTCATGAATATGAATGGTTTTGAATTATCTTTTTTACTAATTTTGGAACAAACCAAAGGTAAAGAAGATACCCAAAATCGAGAACAAGAACAATCTAAGGCATAAAAGGATGTTCTGATTCTTTTTGTACTCTATAAAAGTATTTTTCCATATCAATCGCTGTAACTACTAGAGTATGTCTTTTTTTCGTATTATTATACACATACTGAGGATTTTTATATCTAGGTGGTAAATTTAAAAATTCTTGTTTTACCTTAAATGTTTTGGGTGATAAAATATTATTCGTATAATTCCATTCATAATCAATGGTTTCCATTTTCGTCATATAATTAATATTTTTATATAAATTTGCACCATATTCAATTGCATTTTTACGGATTAAACAAATATTACATACTCCTTTTCGAACTAACCATAATATATCTATATCTGTATCAGCATATCGTTTCAGAAGATTATTCGTACGGTTTACACTTTCTGAAAAGAATTTACAAGTGTCGTGAATAAACAAAAACCAGGCATCTTGTGGTAGGATATTATTCTTCAATAATATATCCACGCCCACCCAATTTCCGTAATCCGATAGATTTTGTTTGATTTTCACTTCTATATGACCATCTTCAAAAACTTCGTATGATTCTTCTTCTTCTGCTTGATAAACTAATATATATTTGTTTTTCCATTCATTTGGTAAGGATTCCAATAACATATCTAAAGCAGGTTTATATTTTTGTATGGTTGTAATGGAAACATAAAATGTAGTCATTTATAATATTTATATTATCAAAACATTTTTTTTATGACAATTTTAATATATTTAGTTGTTTCGTAAATACATAACGTTCGGGATGCATTGTTTTACGTCTTAAATTACAAGATAAACAAGATATTACTACATTATCATTATTATGACCATAGTCATTATCTAATCTATCTAGAGTCCATTGTTTCGGTTCTCGAACATATTCATAGAGAACATTCACGGGTTCTTTACAATAATAACATTTATTTTCACAATTTACCATTAATTCGAGAACATCATCGATAGTGACTAATTTTTCCTCATTTAATTTATCTTTTTCGATATCTTGTGCTTTATATCCATATATTTTTTGGTTGATCTGTCTTATGATAAAATCACAATGTTCTCTCTTTTTTTCATCCTTTTCCTTTATATTTTGGATTAGACACCATTGATATGGAGAACTTAGTTCTTCTTGCGTAAAATTCCATTTATTGGTCGTTGTAATCTGTCTCTTTTGCTTTTCCTTCTGGGTTTTTACTGTCTTTTCCTTTTTTTCTTTTTTCTGAGGTGGATCAAATGATACTGATAATTTTTTTATCTTTATTTCATCCTTTCTTTCATTATCCATTATTTCATCTCCCATTCTCGATATAGTATATTATATCGAGAACATTTATCTAATATTTTATCTTATCTTCTTTTTCCATCCATTTTCGAAAACTTATTTGTGCTTGTTCTCGATTTACTTGTATTATTGGTATTTTTCGATGTTCTAAATCCTGATTTATTTCATCATATATGAATTCATCATCGAATCCTATTTCTTTTGCATCATTTCGAGTATTACCATAATAGATTTTATCGATTCTTGCCCAGTATATGGCAGATAAACACATCGGACATGGCTCACAAGAGGTATATATCGAATATCCGCGTAAATCAAATGAACCTACCTTTTTACATACATTACGTATGGCCACTATTTCTGCGTGTTGTGTCGGGTCATTGTCAATAGCGACTCGATTATGCCCACCATCGATAATATCACCTTTTTTATCTATGATAATAGCACCAAATGGCCCACCGCCTTGTGTAATACTATATTCCGCTAAATTACAAGCTTCTTTCATATATTGAATATCGGGTTCAGTCATTTCTTTCTCTAGAATAGAAAGTATATAAATATTTTATTATATGAACTAGTATATGTTTTTTCTAACTATTGTATTCCTGTTGTATTTACCACTCGGTAATACATTATTTATTTCATCTAAATATCTACCATCGTTAGTAAATGTGAGTAAAGGTTCTCGACTGTTTGTA